ATGGCTCTATCTCATGCAGATATACTTTATCCTGCATCCTGGACCATCTCCTGTGCATTCTGATGCCATGAATAACAGTAGCATGATGTCTATTCATAAGCCTACCTATTTCACTAAGTGTGAGCTTACATTTGTTCAGCCTGTACATTACATAGTATCTCTTATAGACATAGGCTCTATTTCTAGAGTTGGTGGCTAGCTGATATTTTGTGATTTGCTCTTTTAAAAATTTTACTTCTGTCATAATAATTTAGTTTGTGTTACTGACTTAAATAGATCAGACTGAGATTCTAATACTCCTGTAGCATTAATGAAATCTATCTCTACTTTAGCAGATTGGATTAGAGTACCTGCAAGCTGAGATATTGCCTTAGCTTTATCCACCTCTACATTCACCTGGTCTGTTGTTAATGTTTCATCACTCAATCTTTCAAGAGCCATGAAGATGTGATCTCTTAAATCACTTAGTTTGTTGTGTGCCATTGTTATTTATTTTTTTTATTAGTTTACATTTTAATCTCATTACCTGCTGAAGCTCTTTAGGTAATCTTTGTATGGTATTTCTAGCCATATTTTCTTTCTTAGTTATCATTAGCAGATTATCAATATCATTATTCAGATAATTACCATCCTTATACACGACTACCATCCCCTTAGGAATTGGTCCATTGTGCTGTTCCCAAGTATACCTGTTTAGCAGCTGCCAATGTGAATCTGCTAGCTTAATATACTGATACATCTTCCCTCCTGTATCTTTTCTCTGATGGATAGTACCTATAGGCTGAGTATTCATAGGCTTAGAGCCTTTTTTAAACATAGTGTGAGCCACTTTCTGATATACTTCTGTGGACATTTTTTGTCCTTTATTAGCAGGTACACTACCTTTCTTAAATTGAGTAGCTTTACCACCTAGATATCCTGGAGGATATTGAGTAGACCTTAAGTATTTAGGATCTTTCTTAATACCCATACTCCATGCTCTATTATATACTGATGACTCACTAAGTCCTAAGTCATCTGCTATCTTCTTAGTAGGCTCAAATGGATACCTTTCTCTTATGATATCATTCATATCTCTTCAATTAGCATTATTAGATCATCATTTTTCTGTATGAGCTGCTTAACATGATCAGCATCATAAGCCTCCACTATCCTGGTCACTAACTTTACAGGACCTCCCCAATAGTCAAAGGTTTTAAATACTACTTTATATATCTTCATTGTCATTATTTTTAATTGGCACATCTAAGCCATACATTAAATCAAACATTGCAAAATCTCTAGCAGCATTTCTTTTACTGCCCTCATAACTCTGAAAGTACCACTCTCTGAATCTCAGGTATTTTTGGTGAGTATAATCACCATTAGCTATAGCATCCTGTACCTCAATAGCTAGCTGTGTAAACTCAGTCATTGCTTTTATTGTTTATGACTTCTAAATACTTAAGGTATAGAGGCAGATTAAATCCACCTCTTACCTCATCTGCAAATCTTCTGCTAGTCCAAAATCTTAGAATAGCAGCAAATGTAGGTGACTGTCTCATAGCTTAGACTTTAATAGATTAAGATTTGCATCACTTAGAATAAACAGGGACATATATTCATCATCAGTCTCTGATGCATTGTAGGTAAATGGCTCAATAGTACCTGCTATGTATACATCACTATCATAGTCAGTAGTCCAATTAGAAAAATAAGTATTGTCTTTTTTGTATAGGTCTATAAAGTTCATGATATAAAAGATAAAAGTGGAAATAAAAATACGATTGATATAACAGCAGTAACTACTACTATTAATGCCTTAGCAAATGCTATCTGCTCTTCTCCTACAGGAGTAAAATAATTAATTAGTCTCTTCATTGATTCTATCTATTAGGTTAGAAATAACTACCCATTGAGAGTAAGCTCGTTTAGTAGCAGGATCTTCATTGCCAAAAGCATCTCTCAGCTCTACAGCCTGGTCATACAGTGATGCCTCCTCAGCTAGAATAATCTTCATAATTTGTTCTTTGTCCATGTGTAAAAGTTTTAATTGTTAATAACTATACGCCAAAGATAGTATAAAGTTTTATATCTGCAATAAAAAAGAGTAATTTATAATCATTCTAAATAAGGATAGGTGCATTTTGTACCCATCCTCTCAAGGTAAAACATATAATAAAGGTAATTTTTACTTAATAATGTATAATAAATCAGCGAAACTTACTAACTTGGAGAGAATTGCTACAGGTTATAACCTTAAATTTTATACTTTTTTTTGGGTTATACCCTTAAAAACTCGAGTTTATTAATTAAAAAACGGGACATAAAAAAAAGCAGCTATCGGCTGGGGAGCTTATAACTGCTTTCTACACTATGGAACTATGCAAAGTTAGTGTTTATATTTGAATTTCAAATACTCTATGTAAGTTTTATTATTTATTTTAAAATGTTTTTTACAATCCTTACATAATAGCCAATGATGGATAGTCCCTCCTGTAGTCACTACCTGTTTATTATATCTTACATTATAGTTAGTGCATTCAGGACAGCAGTACTTCTCATCTCCCTCCATTACAGCATAATGAGTAGCAGGAGTAGTGTAAGAATTGAGCTTATTAAATACAGCTTCTAGGACAGTGACATCCATTTTACAATACTCTACCATCTTATCCATTGCCTGCTGATCTTTCTTAAATACAATATCTTTCCACAAATCTAATCCTCCTGTATCCATCTTCTGCCCTACTCCTAAATACTTAGCTATATAGTCTAGTTTATTTGAGTTAAAATTAAAGTACTTTCTAGCCCATTTAAGAGTATCTATTGTCTTAGGTGAGGTGAATACATCAATACCATGTAATAGAGCTCTTGTACGTATCCATTTGAGATCAAATCTATCCCCATTATGAGCCACAATTTCTGTAGCTTGAGCCATAACTTTGAGGAATGCTTTAATCATTGCCTTATCAGATTGCTTTTTATCCCATGTTAGGAATTGTACATCATCTTCTGACTCCCATTTGTAGCAGATGCAGATAATAGCTCTCTCATGAATGATATCACCTGGATTGATTGTGAGGTTATATCCTGATCTCCAAAATATACCAACATTGAATGATGTCTCAATGTCAAAAAACAGTCTTTTTCTTACCATAGATGGTGTAAACTTAGAACATATATCTCTGTCTAGCAAATTTAAAGAGATATGATAATAGTAGACCTATGCCTACTCCTACAAATAATAGACTTAGATTGCCATTAGGTCTAGGTCTTTGAGCCTTAGCTTTTTTTACTTCAGACTTTGCCTTTTGTCCCTCAGATCTATACTTATATTTGTATACTAGTCTATCTTTATAGATAGTCTTTACTTGTATTTTGTACTGTAGTCTTTTGTCCTGCCTTGTGAGGGGAGTATACACTGTTCTATACTTTATGATGGTATCCTTAGTATTAATAATTTTTTCCCATACTATAGTATCATTAATAATGACAGGGATAGAATCTAGTGTAGTGATTCTGATAGTATCACCTGTCTCTTCACATTTATATCCTTTCTTAATTGCTTTATTAAGATGGTATTGTGCAGAGCAGGAGCTAAGCAGTAAGATAATTACACTAAGTCTAAATATCATTTGATTCAAGTAATGTGTAGGTAAAATGATTGCCATGTATATCTTTAGCTCTATTTGCTATTACCATAAACTCATTAAAATCTTTTACTCTTTTAAATACTTGACATCCTTCTGACCAATTTTCTACAAAGCTAGATACTGTACCTGCCTTATGGATATTGATTCCAAACATTCCTGTATCAGTCTTACCCTGTGCAAAGGTCATATCTCTATCACCATCTCTCCATACAGTCACATCTCCTAATCTTTGACATACTGCCTGATATTTTCCCCTATGCATAGATACAGCATAGACTCCTCTATATTGACCTGGAACTAATCTAGCCACTCCCTTAGCATTATGGAATTGCATTACTCCTTTTTTACCTGGCTCAGTAGTAGCATCCCACTCATGGTAGTGCCATTTCCCATCTACTCTATAAGAGATAGTCAATTTGTCATCAAATAAATTAGTAACTTTTTGACCTGGTGCTGAGTTACGAACTCCTATAATATTAACATCATAGTCTTTAGCACCTGCAAAATATGCATATCCTTTAGCCTTTACAGCTGCATCTATTTGCTCTCTTAAGTATATCATTTCTTTATCTTTTTAATGTCATCATTAATATCCTTAGCTCTTGCAAAAAGTAACTTCATTGACTGCCATAGGTCTATGCCTTTGACTACTTTATAATTCTCATTGATTGACATTACCTCTATACTAGCTAGGACCAATGCAACTATCTTAGTGAGCATAAATGGTACACTGAAAAAAGTTAGTATGATATCATTAAGTACAAATCTATCTATAAGAAAAAACATAATTACTGTAATTTCATAAAGTGCTAACTTACTAACTATAGCTGATAACTTTCTGCTAGTTATTTTTTCCTTTAACTTTTTAGCTTTCCAAATACCTGTCATAGTATCAATGAGTATTAATACTCCTATCATTAGCAGTATCCCACTTATTGGTAAAAAGAATGCAAAGCATATAGATATAAGTGTCAATAGTTCTGATTGTATAGATATTAGTAGTAGGGATAGTTGTGCTTTCATTTTTTCTCTTCAATTTCAGATACTAGTAAAAAAGTAAAGTAAGATATTAGTAAGCATCCTAATAAATTAAAATGTAACTGATCAGCAAATAGCAAAGAGAAACCTGAAAGATATCCAAAGCCAAAAGTTAATACTGATAATACTCCTGAGTGATTCATAATATTAAGATTGAATTGTTATAACCATTATTTCCTGCACCTCCACATAGACCATTGCACTCCAGCATTCCATTAGATAGACAGTTACATCCATCTATCATAGGTCTTAAGTCAGTATCTCGGTTAGTATCACTAGTGAATACAGGATATAAAGCTCTGTTCTTAAGTAAATATCTAATCAATCTCTGCTCAAAGAATGCAGCCTTTTGTGCATAATGCTCCATTGAGAATGCTATAGTACTTCTATCTACTGATGAGCTGTTATCTCCAAACTGAGTCTGTAGACCTTTATTCTTTAGCTGTAGACTAAGACCAAATACAGCATCTTCTGCTGCTCTCCATGCTATAATAGGCTGTATGAATGCAACTAGTATCTCCTCATCAGGATCTAATGTCTGATCATTGTACTTAGTTAGTAAGTCATTATAGAATGTAGTACCTAAGATAGGCATGATTCTTAGCTGAGCTTGAGTAGCTAAGTAAGGAGTAACATTATTCACATCTACATTGGCTGTGATAGGTGTGTTATTCTTTAGATAGGTTTCTGTTATAAAGTATAGCATTATAGTATAGGTGTTTGTGCAATTTGTGATTTGCTTTTATCTCCTCCAGGTACAGGAGGTAGTGATGCTAAGGCTCTAATCTCATTCTCAGTCATAGTCTCAAGTACTTTAGTAGCTACCAATGGTGATAGACTATTAAGTGCATCATTAGTCTTAGAGGTATCTCCCTCAAGTTCTACTATTGCCTCGTTAATTATCTGATAGTTATTGATAGTGAAATCTGCATCTATCTTAGCTATGAATAGTAACTCATTAAAGATGTCAGCTACCATATCTCTGAGTGGCATAACTACATTCTTCTCAAATATGATGTAAGCCTGTTTAATATCTGAGCCATTACCTAGTGAGCCTGTAGTACGGATTCCCATAAGTATAGGATCAATGGTATGAGAGAAACAAATCTGCTCAGTATTCAGCTGTGATGCCTCTTGAAATAGACTATCATTACCATTGGTAGGTAGTGACTCTATCTTTGGCAGTTGATCCTGACTATTAGCAAAGAATGCCACAGCTTTACCTGCATTAGCAGCACCTTTCAATCTATCAATAGTATTTCTTATCATGTTCTTCTCCTCCTCAGACTGAGGTCTTTTAGGAAACATCATAGCAAAGGATGGAAATACTGAATTTTGGATATTACTTTTAGCAAAGTAGCTAAGTTCACCTGATAAGAAAGCAAAGTTAAGAGCTGAGGTGTAGGTAGGTAGTGGATAATAATCCTGACCAATACTCTCTACCTCATATACAAAAAGTTGCTCATAATCTCTAGAGGTAGGAGTGTATCTCCTTATCTCCTGGACTCCAATCCTACTAGCCCAATCATCACAGATATAATATCTTTTACGGTCTAAGTTTACTCTAAGTTTCTCAGGGGATAGATTGACTATCTTTGTAAGTTTCATCTTATCATCAAAACATAACTTGAAATATATTCTATTATGCAGAATAAGTTGTTGAGTTACTGCAGGTACTACCTTTTTTATGTTTAATTTTCTCTCTAGTGTGTATAGCTCTAGTCTATCCTGTGGAGTAAGTCTATCTGCTACTATATTAAATCCACCTCCTACAGCTGCATTCACTTTATACCCCACTATTGAGCCATGTAATGGACTAGAATAGAAAATTTGATTAAGTAGTTCAGGAAATAAATTATCCTGCCCAAAGGGGATGTATCCATTAGTCTGATTCCTACCATTTACATAGGGTAGTGTAAGATTTGCACCTCCTACTTTTAGGAATGGAGTAGAGAATGATTGATATCCCTCTACTATTTCATGCTTTACTGTTTTAAAAAAATCTTTTAATGCCATAATTACTCATAAATTGATGATACTATTGGTCCTGATACTACCATCCTGCCCTCTTCAATCACAAACCCTGTAGAGTTAGCAATAGTTGGAGGTGTGATAGTTGACTCATAGATACTATATGTATACTGTCCTTTAACTAACTCCAAATCTACAGGCTCATCTAGCTCAAACTGATTGAATCTTTCAGGATAAGCTGATAGATCAGCAGTGTAGAATGTAATAGGTGCAGAAAGTTTGTCCATTTCATTCTGAAAGACAAACAAATAATAAGGATTCGGCAGTGTACTTACCTCAGTAAGTGTAAGGATAATCTGATTGACCTCATCTTTTTTAATGTATATCATATAACTATATTATACTAAGGTCAAAAAATGTTTAAAAAAAAAGCTCTACAATATGCAGAGCTTTAATTATTAGGGTGTTAGTATTATGGAGTAACTCCTGCTACTTGACCTGATGTAGCCTCATATGCCAAGTGCTCAGACTCTGCAAGTAATGTAACGGAGTATTTAGATCCATCAGCTCTTGCTGTACCTGATCCCTCACCTGTTGCAGTAAGTTGTAGATTCTCAAAGTACCAATACTTACCATTTGCATCTTCAATCAATGCAGATAAAAATTGCTGACCTGCACCAAGTACATGGATAGCTTCTGACTTCTCTTTATCTCTACGGTTAAACATTAGAGTAATAGTCTGAGTAACAAAGCTAGAGCCATTGATTAGGTCTACTGCAGTATCCTCAGTATAATTACCTGTGTTTCTGTTAATCTCAAATACAGTATAATCAGATGTAGCAGATAATGCAGATAATATCCATGTATTAGGAGCTACTGTAGCAGTAACATTGTCTTGCTCATTAATCCATATTTTTTTAATACCTCCGATATTATTATCACAGGGCTTAGTTATTGTTTGTAACGCTTCACAGCTCATTGTATATATTTTAAGTAAAGGGAGCTTTCACTCCCTTAGATTTATAAATTAGTTAATTAAGATGCAGAGTTGTAGAATACAATCTCATTACCATTAACATGAGTAAATCCTACTTTCATATTAGCACGAGTTCTAATAACAGGTGTTGCTACAGTATCAGCTAAGTTAATGGCTCTCAGTGCTTTACCATCACCTTCAGCATCAAAAGCATAAAGAAAATTCCCTCTAGGTGAAGCAACGATAGTAGACTTACTAAGCATTCCAGGACATAATACCATCTTAATTCCAAGATAAGTAAAGTCTAATGCTTGAGTTAAGTTAGCTAGAGTGTTAGATGCAGCAACAGCAGCACGATAAGCAGTAGCTACAGGAGAAGATACATAGATTCGTAACTCTTCTTGATTAGCAATTACAGCAGGAGGGATAGCAGCATATACTGTAGCCAATGTAGCAAGTACATTTCCTGCATTAACAGCTGGAGGTGTAGCTCCACCTACTTCAATTACATTAGCAGCAT